AATGTCATCACGGCGTCCAGCAGGTTTTTGGTAGCTAGGCTTGAATCAGCAAGCATTCCAGACTCACCTGCCCTCTGAATCGCTGACAGCGCATCCTCAAGGGTGCCGCCATTCCTAATGGTATTGGCAATGATCATGCCTGCGCCGGGTGACACGTTTAACTTTTTTGATATTTCTTTGATTGCTGCGTCTGTCTGCTTGCTGCTTGTTGCGCCCCTTGTGAGAAGCGATGCCGCGCCACTGAACAGCCCGCCCAAGGTAAGACCAAGAGTCGCGTCTCTTACTGCTTGTGGAAGCCTGTCTAAAAACCCCCCCTCTGCCGCACCGAAACCAGAAACGCCAGCTTCTAGTCCGGCTAGGCCAGCGCCACGCATAGTTTGATTTGCTAGTGATCCGCCAACGGCACCCGGGGCAAAAACCGCAGCTGGAGCAGATCCTGCGACCCTTGCAACCAAGCTGGCACCCGGAGCCTGCTCTTCCGTAGCTCTCTGGATTGATTCCATTTTCTGTCTAGCGTCAGGACTTACCGCACCAACCATTTCTGGGATGTACTCACCAATAAATGGAATGCCCTGCGATGCCTTGAGCGCAGCGGCTGTCAGCGGTGACTCACCAATAAGGCTGATGTTCTCGAACTCTCTGCGCTTTTCCGCAGTAGGGTCTACGGAGCCAAACGACTCCATAATGCGCTGGATTTCATCTTGATCGGTCGTTGAGTAGCGCGGCGAAACGAATGCAAGCCCCTTCGCGGTTTTCACGACCCTGCCACCGTCCGGCGTATTCATCAGGACCACATCAGCCTCTGACGGCTGATTTTCCCTGTTCTTGATTACCGCTTCTAAGATTGACGCCATTAGTGTAGCTGTTCCCACTCTCTGAGGATTTCACCAATAGACTTGCCTTGACCCTTCCCTGCGTCTAAAAACTCATTAAAAAGGATCGGCCCTCCATCAACGTACACAACAGCGCCCAGCGTATTGGATGCAAGATCCAAGGTGTTCCGCAGCGTGTTCATTTGGTTGAAGTCTGTTGACCGCGACCCAGCGGCAAGCTCACCAAGGGCAGCGGCTAGGCTGTTGCGTGACATCATGTAATCAAGGATCGCCTTGTTAGCCGCCATATCTTTTCCTAGTGACGGCATGTAGCTTTGTGCATACCTAGCGTCGAAGTCTGTCTGCGGACCCTTGTTCCGGCGTAGCTCTTCTGCAACCAGCGTTGCTGTAAACGCCTCTAGTGTTTGCGCGTCAGATATCGCCTGCTCATCTACATCCATGCCTAGTGACTGAGCAAACGACCTCACGCGATTCTTGGTGTCTTCAAACCGCCCGGTTGGTACGCCCCTCTCAAACAATCCTTGTATCTGTCGCAGCTGAGTGTTTTGGCTTCTCGCCAGCTTGCCAGCCTCAGTGTACGCGCTAATTTGCTCTGGAATTTGCTTTGCCATTGCGGTCAAAAACGGTTCTTGCCCCGTGTTGACAGTAATGCCACCAGCCTTGCCTGCGGCCTCAACAGCTTGCACATCGGTGTATCCAATGCTTTTATAAAATGCCACTTTCTCGCTGAATGCTGATGGCTTTTGGGTCAGCGCGCCTACCGCCACCTTAGCCAAAGAAGGGTCCGCCTCCACCAAGTCAGCAAGGTTCCCATGACCAGCCTTCCGCAGCGCCGCAGCTGTAGCGTTGCCCTGCTGTGCCGCCAACCGCTGACCTTGGATGTTGTTAATTTGATTTTGCAGTGACGCCAGCATTGCTGGGTTAGGGTTGCTGCTCATGCCCGACAGACCGATAGCAAGCTGCTTGCGCTTTACCGGGTCGCCAAGATAGTCCAGCACACCGCGTCCCATTCTAGATAAGAAGCCGGGCTGTTGATCCGCTGGAATTGATCCCGGGCCAGACGTTGGCCCGCCGGAAACTGATTGCAGTTTCGGTGCCTTTTGCATGGCAATAATCCGCTGGACCATAGGATCAGACATATCAATCTGATCTTCCTGTTGCTGACCCGGCTGAGTAGCCATCAAACTGTTAAGAATACCCATTTGTAGGCTCCAATTACATTACGCCAAGCGCGACGAGTAAATCTAGCAGCCCGCCTTGCTGTTTTTGACCACCTGCCGGATTGATGCCGCCCATCGGCATTGGAGAACCGGGCGGAGGCATTCCGCGAATACGATTTGCAAAGGCATGAACCTTATCGAATGCGTCCGGCTGTGTATTGGTCTGCTGCTGTAGCACTGGTGACATTTGCGGCATTGGCTGCGACAGCGGTCCACCAGACACTGGAGACATTTGCGGCTGACCCATAGATCTCTGCATTCTCTCTGCCGCTGCTTTTTTCTGACGCGTTGCCATGCTGTCCCTAACGCCAGCTTGCTCCATCCCGAAGCTAATCAAATCCATTAGCCCACCCAGAGACATTAGATAGCCCCCAAGATGCCAATAAGTGTGTTAGCCCAACCCGGCTGATTCTTAGTCGTAGTAGTGCTGCCTGCAGCGCCGCCAACACCTAGTGCAGACCCTATGAGATTTTGCCCATACGCCCCGGCATTTCTGAACAGATCGAACTCGTTCCGGTATCTATCAATGATGGCCTGATTAGTGTCTCGTGCTAGGCCGCCTGCAGCGCCGAGCCGATCTGCCATGCTGCCAGCCATGTTGAACCCTAAATTGCCAAGGCTTCCAAGCTGATTTGCCGCATTCAGCCGGAACTGTGCGCCCGTCAAGTCTGCGCCTTGATTTGCCATCTGAGCGGCAAAATCTTGGCCCAATCCAAACTGTTGCGCCATATTAGCTGCGTTAGCGTTTGCCAAACTAGCCTGCGTAGCAAGCCGCGCATTTGTCATGCCAGCCTGTAGGTCGCTGCTCTGGTTTGCGAGGGATGCCTGCAACTGATTGCGTGCATTCTCCGAAAGTGCATTCTGACGCCGCGCAACGTCTTGCTGACCCATCTGCGAGGCGAACTGGAAGCCTTGATTACGGAGGTTAGCCGCTGTGCTTGCTGACTTATCAAGTGCATTGCGCGCTATCTCTGCTTCCATCAGCGCACCGCGTGAGCCACCAAATGCACCTGCCGCTTGTGCCTGTGCAGCCGCTTGGTTGGCCTGCATCAGCCTACCACGCTCAATATCACCCATTGACTGATCTATTACATCCCGGGTGTATGGATTCATAAATTTATCAAGATCAGACTGCTGAAATTGCGCCGCCTTGTAGTCTGTTGCGTTAGGATCAAGCATCATTGCGTTGACGCTACCTGCGCTCGCCATAGATGGATTGTATGAACCACCGGAAATCATCATGGGGCTATACCCCATTGCGTCACGCGTGCCGCTATATGCGTCATTCAACGCCTGTGCTGAAAGAGCAAATTGATTAGGTGGCTGCGGACCTGCGGGCTGCGCTGACCTACCGCCACTTTCATCTGGCATGTAAGGCCCGCCTTGCAACTGCGCCTTGTCAACCGACCCAACAAATGCCGGAAGATTCTGATAGCCGCCTGAATTATTCGGCGGAGATACGTTTCCGCCACCTTTTCCGCCTGCCCCGGGCGGCGTAAAGGTTCCGGGGGTAGGTGGTTGATAACCCCCGTCTATAGTTGGTCGACCGCCGCCAAATGCTGGACTGCCCATATCTCTCTATCCTTTATACTGGAAATTGACCACCGCTCATTCGCCGAACGTACTCGGCAAACTCAGGCGTACCATAGGGCGGGATGTTGCCCGGGCCATACGGCATACTAGAATCGTAATTTGGGTTTGTTTCTGGAGTCCCATAGGGAACAAAATGCTGGGCGAGCGTCTCTGCCTGCATGGGGTTTTTAGCCTCAAACTCTGCTCGGGCCGCCTCAAACGTAGGTGCGGTGCTGTAACCTCGAATTCCGCCAGCAAACACCTGCTCTTCCGGCAGTCCCGCAAGGGCGTCACCACCTACAGGAGCCAGCCCAAAAGCTGCTGCACCATCATATGTTGATTGCATCATCGCCTTCTGCATTGGGTCCAGCGCAGCAACGGCAGGGCCATAGTCCACGATGTGGCCTACAGAAGCTAAATCTTCTGCCCTTCCTAAATTTCTTTCCAAACCCCTCTCCAGAAACTCCGGTATCTCTACCGTTTGCTGCGAGCCTCCGCCTTTTCCACCAGATCCTGACATAACTAGATATCCTTTCCTAAGCTGGTTAGAACAGGGGTGTAACCCCTCCCTTCTAAAACTTTTTGCCACCCTTTGCGGCCCGCTACAGTAACCGCGTTACAATCGTTCAGCTTGGCGAAATATACAGCGGACTCATCCATGCTCACTATTGTCTCTATGTTTCCGCCTGCCAAAAAAATGTGGAGAACCTTTTTGCGCGGATAAACCACGATTTCCGTAACAGCGCAGGCATCATCAGCAGGCCAGAACTGCATCGTTCCTGCCTTCACCGCACTCACTACATCCTCAAACAAGTGCGTGTTGCCACCGCGATCCAATGCCGCCTCAATCCACGGCCTGCAACGCTCTAACTCAGCGTCCAATTCCTCCATTATATCACCCCTTACGACACCTTTAGAGTGCCACTATCATTCCATATAACCCCTGATTCTGATGGCAGCGTTGTGGGCAGACTGTTTCCCTTAGCGAGCAGAATCTGCACAAACTCATTACTGACCGACACCACCAAATACCCATTATCAGCGTCATACAGAAGGATGCCATTCTCTGCGGCTACGTCTGACGTTTGCTTCTGTGGGATCAACGCTCGTACCCGGGTTAGGTAGTCATTCAGATCCTCAGCCCACAGATGTGGCGTCTCTCTGGAGTAGGGTGGTGGTAGCTCTTTACTCACCGTCTACCCCCGCTGCTGACGCGTAGCCGCACATCTCCGACTCGCCAGTTAGCCTCTGCATCACCCTCGATTCGCACCCTTACCTGACGCCCGGTCATCCGCACATTGGTCGGGTTAGCCGGGTCAAATGGGCCATGCTCTGTTTCATCGCCGTTAGGGTAGAACCGCGTCTTAAACTTAATTGATACCTCGCCCTGCGTATCCTCTTCAGGAATCATCTCCGTAATACGCATCACGTTATCGCCGTCAGCAATGTTCAGCGGCCCACTCTCCACAAACACTGAGCTACCCTCATGCCCGTAACCTGACTCGTGGCGATATACAGAACCATCTGTGGCAATCCACATGGGGTCAACAAATACGCCGGAGTCTACGCCAGAACAGCGGTCTAGCTCCCCGACAAGCCAGTGATTCTCGTTGTAGTCGTAGGCCACATAGCGGGTGTTTTCATCTTCACCTACACCCGGGTAGAACCACCACACTTCGTTGTACTTCTGATTGGCTACCGCAAACCCGTGGCTGACGCGGTTTAGGTTCATCTCGGTAAATACCTTGTCATGCACCTCGCAGGGAAGAACTCGTGCCGTTGAACCGTCATATACAAAGAAGTTGCGCTCACCCATCCAGAAGGCTGTCGGGCCTACAGATGCGAGCATATTCCTGCCTACCAGACCGCACGAGTTACCGATCTTCTGGAAGCCGAACACTGTCGGTGGACCCTGATATGTTGCGACCCACGCATCAATATCCGTACAGATTAGCGTCCTACCTCGGACCCTAGCCCCAGCAACAATCTGGCCTGATGTCTGAAGCTCAATATCACCAGCTTCGTTTGTAATAGCTGGTTGCCACTCGTACAGGTTCTCACGATCACACCACTGTACCTTACGGGTATTGCCGCCTGCGCCAAGGCAGAATACAAATCGCTCTGCCGTCACCACAATCGCCTTGTTGGATGTTGGCACCTCGGTTGACACAGAAACTAGTGAGTTAGCAGATACAAGTGTGGCTACCGTAGTCGTGTCGGCTGCGAACGCTGATATATCAAGCTCGTATAGATTGCCCTCAGCATCAGATAGCGCGATCAAATCCTCGCCCCAGTTATCGAGCGACCAGTTGGTAGCCGCAGCCACAGAGTAGTCACGCTCCCGGGGTACACCGTAGGCACCAGATCCGTAGTTTTTGCCGCCATATCCAAGGTTCTCTGACGCCTCAGCGATGCCAGCGGTAAATGATGCTGGGGTAACGTCATAGACAACATCGTTACCGTCTACGACAGCAAGCCTGTTATATGACCCTGCCGCTAGGTATGGTGAGCCATTGTTGGATGCCCATGCGTGCATACCGCGAGACTGTCGGCCCTTCTGCCGCACATCAATCTCAGTAAGCGTAATCGTATCTGTTTCGCCGCCCGTGGCTGAGTCAAGCTCAATCACAAGGTTTGTGTTGGGCAGTGACGCGCCCGTGGTGATCTCAAACGAACTGCGGCCTGTTGACTCGATATTGCTAGACGCAGCCACACCGCCCAGCGTAATTGTCGCTGAGGCTCCCGTAGAAAGCTCTGTGACGTTGACATCAACAACGTAGTCCGTAGACACCGCTAGGACGCTAGAAAGGCTCTGCGTGATGCTGGAAGCCGTACCAGCGACATTCTCCATCTCAATGGTGTCGATGTCGGCGTCATAGTTTGTGTTTACCTGCGTCCAACTTGCAGAATCTTCCAGATGCGGGTCATCGCTAATCGTCTCAATGTTAGCGGCCTGTACCCAGCCACCTACTGGCTGCGGGGCGTTGTTGGTCCATCGCACAAGGCTAGAGTCAAGCCAGCGACCCTTGGAATCCAAGTCTACGCCGTGACTGTAGACGCCTGCGGGTATGTCTAGCTTGATTAAGGCCATTACGATGTATATCCGATAAATGATCCGTACAGGTTGCCGCCCACGTTCCAGATTTGAATCCAGTTAGTGGCACCGACCTCTAGCTCTGGGATGTTGCCAAACAGCCACTCCATCGTGGGCCATGTGACATCATCATTTGAGCCAACAGAAGTGAAGCGCAAGGTCACAAACTCGCCCGAACTGAGGCTGGATGTGATCGTTACGTCACCCGCCATCGCACACGTTTGCACCGTCCCGTTAGCCGGGTCAACATCCACCGTGCCAGATGTTCCAAGCGTGTGTACCTGCTCGGTGATCTTGCCGTCTACATCAAGCGCAGCGACCTCATTTAAGGTCATGCCCGTAGTGGTGTAGTCATTAAGGTTAATTAGCGTCCCAGAACCGCCACCGCCTGCGTACAGCAGGGTGTCGAGGGATGTCCAGTTGTTGTTGAGTTTCGTACCCCACGCATCGGAATCGCCGCCGATAGCAGGGAGATTGAAACTGAAGTTAGTCGTAGTAGCCATATCTGCTCTCGCTCAATTCCTATATTTTACTGTGCCACGTTCTGTGATGGGTAGCGTCTTGCTCTGCCGGGCCACACAATTCGCACCGCACCCTGCTTTCCCGAATAGCCAGAAAGACCGCCATTGATGGCATTTGCACCACCGGGTGAGGGCGCGCCTCCGCCGTACTCTTGGTCATCCTGATACTGATCTGTGCCTTTGTTGTGCGATCCCGGGCCGCCCATGTTGTCATCGTAGTTGGGTGCTTGTGAATCATAGATGCCGCCAGCACCGCTAGTGCCTTCACCGTATAGGCTTACACCGCCGCCAAATCCACCTTGCCTTCTATATGGGCTAAAGTTAGAACTTAGCCACTTTCCGCCGCCGCCACCGCCTCCAGCGCCTCCAGTACCCGCAGCGCCATCACTCTGTGAGCCTGCGCCGCCATTCCCAGAATAGCCTGCAGCACCGCCGCCGCCCGGACCCCTGCCGTCAAATCTGTCGCCGCTTGTGGCACCAGCGCCGCCCGTATTAGATCCCTTCCTGCTAACCTCAGCGGCAAGTATGTTTACGTTGCCTGCGTCTTGTGTATTGCCGCCGCCTTTTCCACCATGCGCTTGTATAAGTTTTGTACCGCTACGACTGATATATGATGGGCCGCCGTTGCCTCCGGCATTAGAGCCACCGGGGTTATATGGCCCGGCGCTACCGCGATCTCCCACAACAACCGTAAGAGTTTCCCCAGCGGTGACCTTGATGGTGCCATAGGCCAAGCCGCCGCCTTGCCCGGCATTCGGGGCGTAATTTGAGGCACCTCCGCCGCCTGAACCAATACAGACACAAGCGATGTACTCGACGTTGTCAGGAACCGTAAAGGTGTGTGTGCCTATTGTTCTAAACACCTCTTCGCCATACGCAGACATACCCTTGGCTTTTACCATCGCCCTAAACATTAGTAATTACTCCATGTGTCGCCGGGTTCTGGCCTGTCGGCCCAGATACCTGATACCTCTGGCCTGCTTGTCCATGTGTCGCCGGGTTCTGGCCTGTCGGCCCAGATACCGGAAGGCTCTGCTCTGTTGGTCCATGTATCCCCGGGTTCCGCCTCATCTTCCCACTTGATCCGCCCTGATATTTTGAGAGAGCCAACAGCCGCAGACTTAGCCCCCGTAGCCATGTTTACGCCAACAGCCGCAAGAGCCGACCCATCAGCGGACATCAAGTTGCCCACAAACAGGTCTAGACCCACGCCAATATCAGTATCTGAATCTGTCGTGACTTTAGCCGCGCTATGCTGCACGCGATAGGGTCCAAGCAGCGTAGTAGATGTTGCAGCTGGTACGGCTGCGGTTGAGGCTAAAAATCCTGCCGCAGTGACCGTGTCAGATGATGCGTCAGCCGACAATGCGGCATTGACGTAATCACCTTCGGCATAACCCTTTACCCAATAGTTTTTAACGTAATACTGACTCATACCGACCTTATCACGCTAACTACGCCACCAATCACTGATGCCATGACCGCGAACCCAACCGCCACAATTACAATATCTAGCATCATCTGCTTCCGCTTGCGCTGCTTATATATTGCCTCTTCTCGCTGCGCCTTAATCTTCCGCCGCAACATAATCATTTCTTGATATGTTTCTACGCCGTAAGCCCACACGATTAACTCTCTAATTTGTTTTTCCTGCTCTTCTAGTTTTTTCTTTGCGATAACGCTGTTAAGTGCTTGCTGCTCTACCGTGTTTCCATCAAACAGTTTTTTAAATACTCCGGGCTTTTCTGCCTCTTTTTCTGCTTGCTTTATGTCCGCAGCATAACTGTACCACGACCCTAACTTTTGAGCCACGGCTTCAATTTCAGCGCCTTGATTAACTAGCGTCTGTATACCCTTGAAGGTAGTAGACGCCATGGCGATCATGGATAAGGGGTCCATTATGCTATTCCGGAATTATGGCTGGCGGGGATTCCTCACCATATACCGCCGTCAAAATAGCGGTTTCCGTGGCATTAAAATCCACTACGCCATTTGACATTATGGTGCTGACAGTGACGGTGCTTTCCACTCCGTCATCCGTATATGAGACCGCCACACTGGTGTCAGCGTCTCCGTAGTTATATTTCACCAATTCAATCGCCATAATTACGACTTAACGAATGACCAAATGCGCTGTTCACTGCCCGCGGTTGCTACGCTTACAGATGCGGTTGCCGCCGTTCCGCTTTGGACGAGGTGACCGACCCAAACGTGCATATCTCGGTTAAACGTAGTTTCAAAATCAACCCCATTTAGATTTGGCATCGCATAAGCATTATCGGTGTAAGCACTCCCCAAAACTATTGCGCCATCCTCGCCCGTGTCTACCGTCAAGGTTCCTGTCCCTGTGTCGGTGTCACTGTGGGTTGCCCCGCCGCCTATGAGCCATGCGTAAACGTACATTCCCTGCCTGTTGCTTGATCCTTCACTACAGGCCACAGAGATTGATGACGCGGCAGACGTTGCCGTAAATTTGAAAAATTGTTGATGTCCGTAAACTGGGCTGTACCAATCCCTTGTGGATGACAGCGTAGTTGGCGTCGAACTTTGGATTGTCGTGGTGCCGAAAGCGTAGTCACCAAACCCTGTGGTTTTTGCTATCACGATCAAGTCGCCAACCGCTACGCTTGCAGACAGACTGCCGCTGTAGCTGGTGGAGTTTGCGTTTGTGTCAATAACCTTTCCGTAGGTTTTGAGCGTTATAGCCGCTGACGCTCCGTAAAATTCATTAAAAGCAGACTGCGCCCCTGATGTTTTGCTAATCAGTGCGCGAATATCGGAATCGTTTAGTGCGGCCTGCGTTCCCGATGTACCGCCAGCCTCTACATGAATATCATTGAGGCTTATCTGCCCGCTAGACTGAAGCGCCATTCTTCAACGCCTCCACCTCTGCTCGTAGCTCAGAGACCGCATTGATCAACACAGCGCATAGCTTTTCGTAGTCCACCGTCTTGTAGACAGTTTCCTCGTCGCCCAGCAATGGCATCGTGGTGTCGTGTACGATCTCCGGAATGACCTGCTCGACTTCTTGAGCGATCACACCATAATCACGCTGTCCCTCACGCGAGCCTGCATTCCATGTGTACGTTACGCCACGCAATGCGTCTACAGTGTCTAGTGCGCCTGTAATGTCCTGTACGTCATCTTTTAGGCGCTCGTCTGATATGGTTGTGGAGTATGCAATTACGTTGCCGTCAACGTGTAGATCGCCGTCATTTTCCAGACGCATCTCCTCAGACGCTCCGGTCCAGAAGCGCATGGTGTTGCCGTTGTGGTGATAAGAGATTCTGCCAGCATCAGCATCGCCGCTGTCACCAAACTGGATAATACTGTCGGCTGTGGCTCCTCCAATAGACAAGCGCAGTATTGCATCGTCACCAGAGCCTGTATGCTGATTGTGAACGCGCAATACCGCATCACCACTAGACGGCGCTCTTATATCAAGCGGGAAAGATGGCGCTGATGTCCCAATTCCTACCTTACCATCGCTATCAATACGCATCCGCTCTGTGCCAGCAGACCAAAAACCCATTGAGTCGTTTGAGTGGGTATATCGAATCAGGCCGCGATAGCTAGCGTTACCTGTAGTGCCATCTGCAAACTGAATGTCGCCTGTTCCTGTAGTGGTGCTGTGGATTGTCATTCCAGCAGAGCCAGAGCCAGAGCCAATCTGCAGCTCATCACCATTGCCGCCACCAAGCGTTGATGTTGTGCGACCTAAAAGCAAGCGACCAGAGCTATCAATACGCATACGCTCTGCGGCATTAACATTAAAATACATAAGGTCAGTAGAATTGTCGTAACCAATTCGACCGGCATCAACGTCAGCGCTATCGCCAAACATCAGAATAGATGAGTTAGAAGTACCGGACGTAATTGCAACATTTGTTCCAGCAGAGCTTGAAACGTGAAGTTTTTGACCGGGGCTCGTAGTACCAATACCTACGTTCTGTGACGAATCAATCGTGATAGCGGTGCTCGTCCCGTTATCGTCGATGCCTGTAGAGGTGAACGTAGTAAATGTACCTGCGGCGGCTGTAGTGCCACCAATAGTCGCACCATTAATAGTCCCGCCGTTAATATCGGCTGATGTGATTGTCAGTGATGCGGCTGTGTCGCCAGACGATAAATATCCAGCCGCACCGTGGTCTCCCCAGCCATAAGCTGTATTCCAGTTTGTGCTGTTGCCGCCTGTGGTTACAATCTCACCAGTTATGGTGATGCCGGTATTTGTGGTCTCTAGCTTGACGTTGTGATTGTAGTAAAGGCGCACTTCTTGGTTATCATGGAAAAACGCCATGTTGTTGCCGCTGGCATCCTCGATAACAACATTATGGCCCTGTATGTGCAGGTTGCCTGTGCCATCTTCTTTGATATAGCTATGCGAGCCATCATGGTAAATCTGTAGATCATCGCCGTCACCAAACACCGCTTTGCCGCTGTCACCAAAGTCAATGTTGCTGCCGTTAGTGTCTAAAGCGCCGCCTAGCTGTGGAGAAGTATCGTCAACAATATCACTTAGCTTATCGCTATTAAGGTTGATAAAGTTGGCGTCTAACTCTGCGTGAGTAAGCTCCGAACCTTTGGCGGTTGTGCCATCAGGCTGGTCCGTTGTCCGGGTTACTAGTGTAGCCATTAGTCAAGAGTCACCTTCAGATTGCCAGCGTTGATCCGCAGCACATCGCCAGTGCTTACGGTCTTAGACAGTGCAGTAGTGAAATCAGAGGGATCTGTTAACTGTGCATGAGCCAGCATATTGCCGCCTGTAAGCGCGTCAAAGACACCGGCATGGGTGATCGTACCCCACGAGCCAGTAGCCTCTGGGAACTCAATAGCGGCGCTTGTGGCGGCTGTGGTAGGTGACGTACCTGATACCGTAAATGCGGCAGTCTGACGCGCATACCCGCTACCAGATAGCTCAGTACCTGCAGCGGAATCGCTGGCAGCTGACGTAAACAGCCCAACGTAGAGTGTGGACGGCGCTGTATACGCTGTGCCGCCGAAAACGTGATCGAGGATCTTATCCTCTAGATAATCTGAAAAGCTCATCCTAGCCCCTTAACTTTTAGTGTCAGACCAGACCCGGAATACGATGCGAGGTCTGCGCTCTGATTAACTCTGTCCCGGGCAGCAGAATACAGCTGCGCCCAGACGGTAACCCGCTGGTCTTCTGCAAGGTATGGCGCTGAATGCAGCAGAGAGCCATACAGGTAAACATCCGGGTGGTCGGTTAGCAGCCAGTTAGTGGCATTGCTAGATGACAGCGCCGGGATCTTCTCGTAATACAGCAGTTCGACCTCATATGTGCCGTCCGGGGTAGGGAACACTTCAAACGCTCTCTCAGCGTGCCGGTAGAACTTAGGCTCTCCCGTAGTGTTCTCTGTACCCGCACGTTTGTCTGCCATTGATGCAGCTGACAAGTATTCCAGATGACGTGTGCCGCCACTGGTGATATTCATGCGGATCGTCTCAAGCCAATCTGACGGTCGGTCCAGATACTGCTGGTCTAAGTCAGCCGTTGCCCGGTTCTCCATCTCATAGTGGCGGATATCGCGGTTAATCTGTGCCTCAGCCAGCGTGATGAAGTCGGGAATGACCGTAGTCAGGTCATCACGGTTCAGAAAGTCAGCGATCGACGCCTTTAGCTCAGTGTAGTTGGACAGTGCCATTTACTTTTTCTTCCGCTTCTTGGCAGTCTTAGCTGACTGCTTGAACGCCTTAGCCGTTGGCGCACCCTTAGACCCGGGCTTACGCATCTTCTCTTTTGAGCCAGCCTTGATGCGCTTACGCTTGGCGTGAATGTTCGCGTACAGCCCCTTTTTACTTGGCATATCTGCGTCTCGCTTTTGTCTTGGTCTTGGCCTTAGCCTTGCAGCGACCGGCCTTCTTGCAGCCTGCCGGAGTAGGGCATCCCTTACACGCCTTAAAAGCCGCTTTACTTGCCACGGCGCTTCTTTCCCTTACCTTTACATCCAGCCATCACTTACTCCTTGACTTAGTACCAGAACACTTCCACCGCTTACGGGATAGCCGCAGCGGTGAGTTTGGATCTTTTGCAGCCTTCGGGTGGCTCTTCATCTGACCCGCTGACCGGGCGCAATATGAGTTGCCTTTCTTAGTCCCGGGCTTAACCTTCGCGCCCTTCTGACCGTAGCTGACCTTCTTGCCGGACGCGGTGCGCTTGGCTCTTGCCTTACCTTTCGCTGGCTTCATCTGTGACCTCGTATTATACCTGTTACCGCTGCCTTTCTATATATGACATCAGCCCATCAAGCCACTGCTGATCAGGAACGATGTAGCCGTCTTTGCGCTTATTCATAGCGTCGATAGCCTCGGTGTGCGTGAATGGTCTTGGTACGCTGCCACCCGTCATTCTCTGCCTCGCAGCTTGGTAGTAATCGGGGAACATCACTGAAAACGGCACCGTCTGCTCCAGCGACCCAAAATAGCTGCCCGGCATCACGGTGTCATATGACTGATGCCTGCTACTTGGGAACACGTCCCGAGACACGTCCGGCAGCAGCATTGTGAATCCAGACTCACCAAGTTCTGCTTGGCGCAATGCAGGAAGCGTAGACGCCTCAAGCACCTGCCCATAGGACGGGAAGCCTCTGTCCCTGTATTTCGCCATACCCATCAGTGTGGTGAATTTAGTGCGGCGCTTGCCCTCATTAGGGAAGTCGCCTCGACCGAGAATCCAATCGATTGCGTCTGGACTGTCCAGCCCGGGCCAATCTTTGTATGTTGCTTTCAGGTCTTTATCAAACGCTGCCTTGTCTTTTTTGGGGATGTTGATGTTCTTGGTCTGCAAAAACATCACCTCTGCTGGCGGCGTTGAAAAGTTTACTGATTCCAGCCCCATCGTGTTATAAATCCCTATGGGCTGCCTGCCTGTCTCATCAGCAATTCTCTTGAACTTGTCATGCTGGGATTGGGCTACCGCAAGGTTTGATTGCCAAGCCTCTGGGTTAGCCTGCGGGTATTGAGCGCCACCCTGAACGGGAACCGACCTGCCGGTTGGAACTCCGCCCACCATATCTATCAGTCCGATAAATGATCTGTCTCCACGCACTGGCGTTAATGCGTAATCACCAGATGCCAGCACCTCTGGACTAATGTATGTCTGCGGAAAATCTTGTATCTCCCTGATAGTCTCACCTTGATTGGCTATCGCAATCGCCTCCCTGTCAGCAAAGCCTTTGCTGCCGCTCATAGCCTTATCGTAGCTTGTCTCAGCCCTTTTGATCTGGGTTGGGTTATCAAGGTACTCTGGACTAAGAAAGCCCAAATCAAGAAGCCTGTCCTCTTTGCCTCCGCGCCGAGCTATCCCCATCAGCACCGCAGATGCAGCGTCACCTAGCACTGGCACAACGCCTGCAGCGGTCGCAGCGCCCATGAGTCCAGCGGTCGCGTAATCACCCTTCTTCGCGGCGTCTACGGTTTCTGCAGCGCCTTTCGCGTCACCTATGAAGGGCAGTAAGTCCACAACCGACAGCAGCCCCTCAGCGGCCCTATACGCGGCATACGGGTTGTCTTCATATAGGCCCAGACCTATCAAGCCAGATGCGATCTTGTCTCGTGCTGACTCAATGAAGCCCGGCTCGTATGGCTGCAGCTGCGGCATATCCCTGCTCATTGCTTCTTTTCCCAGCTTTCTGTTAAACGCTCAATAATTCCCAGTAGGGCAGGCTCTCCGTCTGGGCCTTCAAACTTTAAGTAACCTTCCGGGTCTTGGTTAAGGAACCGGCTGCCGGTCTCTGACAAATCGACTATGCCCCTTTGCGGGTCATAAGTGCGACCGTAAACGTGCTGCATTGCATAAGGCGCAGAATTGCCTCTTCTAGCTGCGGGCAGTCCCATCTCATATAAGCCCTTCGCGTTTTTGAACCTCATAGCCTCTGTTAAGAATGCCTCAGACTCTCCAGCAGAAAGCAGATAGTTCCTGTAATCGGGCAGCTTTCCAACGGACTGAATACGCCTGCTCGCAAGATCGTATGGGTCTAACTGTTCACGCCCAACCAAGGCAGGAAACAGATCATCCGATTGATCATGATCCCTAAGCCATCGCTTCTCGTTCCAGAACGCATCTCGCGCTTTTTGGTTAGCGTTATTACCTGCTCCACGGTTCAGCCCCTGCAGATCCTGTACCGCGTGCTGAAGCTCATGCACTGTTGTTGACGCCATATCATCAAGCATATCTGGCGATCTTGTCCCAACGCCGATAAAAGGAACCACATATGGCTCATCTGGGTCGCGGACAATATTTAGCAGGCCGTCACCTTCACTGTAATATCCCGCCATATCTTCTTTGCGTAAATCTTCAAACGACAGATCCAGCATCTCAAGATCAGGCAGCGTCTCAAACAGCCTGTCGTGCCTATACATATCGGTAATAGGCTCTCGTACCCTTGGCATACTTCGATTCGTATCTGAGAACGTGTCCCTGATAGCGTCATAAGCACGCTGCGTGAACTGCGCCTCATTGTCAGGTAGCTCGGTTCTCCACTGACCATCTGCGCCCCTAAAGAACGCCGTTTGGTTATAAATCTCAGAAGGCGTCACACCCTTCTCTTCAAGCTCCTGCGCCTTAGCGTAATCGTCCGCATCACCCAGCGTGTGCTTAAACGTAGCGACACGGGCTGGGCTGACAAACATTGATTTAAGTGCGCCTGCTGCAACATCGCCAACGCCCGGGATTGCCCCTAGCGCGGTAAGCAGGCCAGTGACTGCAGCCTCACCGTAGTTACCCTCTGCTGCAGCGTCAGCGGTTTCTGCGCCGCCCTTCACATCACCGACAATAGGGACAAAGTCCAGCAGGCCAGAAAGGTTTTCTGCCATCCTGTATGCGCGGTATGGGTTGTTTTTGTACAGACCTAGACCGAGCAGCCCCTCAGCAATGCTGTTGGTTGCAGTGTCTACAAGCCCCGGCTCATACGGGGCTAACTGAGGATTAGTAGCCATCCCCCATTATACCATCAGGCGATGCCTTGTAGGTTACGGCGTATCGGGTCGCCCCAGTTACTGGTCTCACGGTGACCGACCGCCAGATACCGGAATGCGTCAGCACTGTGGCTCGACCAATCGTGTGCCGGTCTACCCTTCCACACCCGGTTATTGTCATCGTACTCACGGTGATACGCTCGTAGCGCGTCAATCAGATGGTTGCACTTCTCAGCGTCAAACCAGCACGTTGCCAGCAGCGACCGGGACGCCTGTATCCCGTCATCCACGTTTAGCTGCGGGGCGATCTGGATGTTGTTAAGGCCCAGACTCTGCAGCGTCTCTAGCCGTGACTTGCCCGATCCTAGCTCCCGGACCCGGACATCATGCGGCAGGATATGCTGATCGTAGATGTAGCCCTTCTGCTGCAGCACCCTAACGTAGTGGTCTAGACCCACGCCAGAAGCCTCGTAGTGGTCGATTACCCGGGTCTCTGGGCCTACCTTCTGGCAGAACACTATCGCCGTTGTATCGCCTATACCTAAGTCCCACGCCGTGATCACTGGCACCCGGGTCTCATACGGCACTGCGGTGATCCTGCCTTGTGCGTTAGCGTCACGCATCTCTAACGAATAGTACGCGCCCTCATGGTGGGTCAGAAATGCGCCTTCCCAAATGTGATCGTAGTTGTCTGGGCGCTTCTCAAAGTCATTGCGCCGGACTAGGTCCAGCACTTTGGGGAAGTAGGGATTGTCGCGCCAGTTGATCTCTACGATCTTGCTGCTCTCTGGCGGGTCTTTGCGGAACCGCTGGTGCGTAGCTGATAGGTTGCTCTCCGGGTTCCACGATACCCATAGCTCAGAGCCTTCCTCGCGGATCGTAGGGTCCAGCTTGTCCCATGCGGTGCCTGACACCGTCTCTGCCTCATCAACCCAGCAGAGCAGGATACGGGCCTTTGACTTGATACTGTCTAAGTTGCGCCGCAGCCCGGAAAAGGTGAACTCGATATTCCCGTCCCGGGACCGTATGTACCGCTCACCGACCTCGTAGTAATCAGCCAGCCACTCGTAGGATGATATAGCGCCTGACACCTCTTCAAATGAGCTATCAGACAGGCTGTTCATGAACTCACGAGCGCAGAGGATCTGGCCCGACCTGCCCTGATTACCCCAGATGTATCCGCGTACAGCAGCCATGATTGCAAAAGAGCGGCTCTTGCCAGAACCACGCCCACCATAAGCACAACGGTAACGCGCCTCGCCACTGAACAGGTCTACCAGCTTCGGGGGTAGTTCAATCGTCGCAATATTCGTCATCTGGCAGCCGGGGGATTAACTCAATAACCGTAGGCGACATACTGCCGTCACTGGTCGTTAGATCAACCTCAGTAGCCTTCAGCTTCGGCTCAGTGTACGCAGCGATCTTGTCCCATGCGTCGATACTGGCCTTGATATCAGCCGTCTCACCGCTCTTAGCGATCTCGTGCAGCCTATCTGCCTGCTCTGCCATACGCATGATTGGGTGGAAGTCATCGCCGTACATATCCTGTAGCCGGGACAGTAGGAACTTCTTGTTGCGGTTTGGTACGCCTCGCCTGCTCACTCTGAGATCAACTCACTGATATCTAACATTAAATCCGACCGCTCTGGGTGCGGTATGCCGTCTGCCCACCACTCCCCTACGGTGCTGCCACAGTGTATCTCGCCGTCCTGTATGTCCTTAGCGTCCATAGGATAACTCTCTACACTACCGTCTGAGAATGCGACCAGATACGTTCCCTCGACCTCTGGCATCTCGCCGTAGGCTACCGGGTACCACTGTATGCTCAACAGCTGCTGCATCGCACTCTCCCCAATAGGTGACGCAGACGGTCAAATACTACTCTCTATGAGTTAGTTGGCCCCTTTCGTATCTGACCTATAACGATGCTGCGCCTCACCGCCGGAGGGAGGGGCCGGAGTAAAGATTCTCCCATACCCTATATTATCTCCCATTGTCCGGCTTCTTGAAAGCTGCAGGGCAGCGCACGATCTCAAGCGGTGGGGTGTCAGCGTCTTTTAGTGGCCTAACAGACAGATCCGTCATGATCGCCATGTCTTCTCCCCATCGTTCCGCCATCTGCATTGCAGCCTGCAGTGCGATCTTCACGTCTTCATCCTGCCACGGTGAGACGTAGTTCACTTACAGTCAGCCTCTTTGTAGTCGGGCCACGCACCACTGGCCACGTTATCGCAGTACACCTGTTGCGCCTTAACAGCCTCAGCGTAGTCGCCGTTGCCCATGTAGTTGTAACTCAGCGCGATTGCAGCGACCGCAAACAGCCAAAACCAATGCTCTGGTAACTCACTAAATATCTTCATCATGCCCTCCGTCAGACATCTTGCAGATCAAATCCCGGTACTCCCGGGCCGCTTGTTTATGCTCTAACGACTCACTGATGAACTCAAACTGCTTGCCCATCAAGTAGCGCAGCCGCATTACCTCAACCGCCAGAGACATCTGCTCGTGTGGCAGCAGTGACTTCCAGTGAAACTTGCCGCTGATGAACGTCTCTAGACGCTCGTCTGTTACCGGGTCAGTCGAATGGGATGCCATGCTGTTCTATCCACCTCTGGTCTCTGTACTCTGGTGACTGTTGAAGAGTGCGGAACTCTTGTATCAAGTCCCGCATCAGGTACTCATCATCCTCTAGCCGGGTGATGAGAGAGAAACACAGGGCGCGATACGCTTTGTACTTTGCCCTGTAGTGGTCAGCTTCTGTCAAGCGATCCGCCATACCCGCATGGTACCACCGTCGAGGGTGCGGCGGGACAGCTTGTACCCGGCTGGTAAATGACCGCCCTGCAGCATCTTCCGATAGGCTTGGTCCAGTTTCTGGACCGCAGACTTCGGCGCAGTGAACGACTGACCGACCTCAATTTCCGCCAACCACTTGTACTTGTGGCACCGCCCTCGATCTGCAGCGGGACGCGGTACGTTACTTTCAATTACAGGTTTTCTCATTTTGTGCCTCCATTGGCATAGTTGTGCAGCTGTCGCTGCGGGTTATGGGCCGCTTACGCGCAGCCCGAATAATTGACTTGTGGGTAAGGGATGCCGCGTTGCTTCAGCATGGCAAGCCGAGCGCCGTGGTCACGCTTGCGGATGATGGCAATGTCATCCAGCGTGTCCTCTAAGGTGTCGATGCCAGCGCGGTAATCAGACCACGCTTGATCGACTAGCGCCCTACGGACGGCGATTGCCTCAATGATCATAAAGTTGCAGTTTCTCATATCTATACCCTCCGAGGTACGGGCCGCTTACGCGGCCTTGTCCAAAACTTTTGCTACTTCGTAATAACAGAGACCCGGGCCGAGATACCGAGGCAGCCTGTTGGTCTCAATCCATACGTCATTCTTAACAAAGATGCCGTCATCCCAGTAGCCAGCGGGCGAGATCAAGCCCTTGTCATCATCGGTGATCAGGTAGCGAGTGCTGCCGATCTTGGCGAGGGGAAGAGTCAGCGTCTCTTTAAGATCAGCAAGCTCTGGAAGCTCTGACACCAGACGGTAGCTAGGATCTTCGATGTAATCGCCCTGCTCTACTAGCTCTTCGTAGGCAGACTCATCACCCTCGACAATGCGATCAAAGATAGCCGCTACACGCTCTTGGATCTCCTTACCCTTCGCCTCATCTGCGCCTGCAGCACGATAGCCAGCGATGTTAGCTTCTAACTCAGCGATCTTTGATTCAGCTTTAGCGTACAAGTTGCTCATATCCATACCCTCCAAGGTATTAATTAATTGAAACTACAATACGAATAGTACACTAATCTGTGTGCGGTGCAACACTTTTTTCTCAATTAAATGAAATTAATTTGTAGTCGGGGTTTTCCTCTAGTTTCTTCAGTTCCTCCCTATAGTGCTTGGCTATTTCTCGACGCAGCTGCGCGTTGGTTTTCATATGGCCCCGGGCCTTCTCACGCAGTATCGCCATATGTCCCTCACCCAGCGCCTGTTCCAGCCAATCGGCAAATGCCAATGGATTTTCTGTGAAGTGACGGTGGCTGCTATGAGTTAGCGTGACTGCATTATCAAGGGACCATCTCAGGATCTTAGACCTGCGCCCATAGATGTGGGCGCACTCTAATGCGTCAGTCCTGCCAGTGTGCAGGCACTTGCCGTCCCTCGCCCTAACAGCCTTGCTAAACCAGATGTCCGCAGCGTCTCTCTTTACAGCCATCAGTGAACCTCCGAACTGACTTCACCAACAATAAACTCCATCTCGCCCTCTAGCTCTTCAAGCTCGCAGCAGAGACACGTCAGCCACACCCGGGTAAAGTCCTCTAGGTTCACATCGACCGTTATGCCATCAGGCCATGTGTCGGTGTACACGTCAGTCAGGTTTCTGTTAGTCGTGTTAGACATTGCGCCGCCGACCGTCTCAGTCAGGATCGCAACCTCGCCCTTGCCCATCGGCATCTTAAACACTGGAATCATATTCGCGGCCTCACCGTGATCCGGGCCACCTCGCCCTCAGTCTTATGGTAGGTGATCGCCTTTGCTCCCCGGCGTGACACCCAGCCGCCTCGTGCAGCATACGCATCCCTACCGCTCAAGGTCGGGTGCATCTCTGCGACAGCCCCGCCGTCTTCCACGACACGCTCATGGTGGTAATGCCCGGTATGGATATAGGTCGTAGTGGCTGACCCCCACATCTCGCGGAACCGTGGCTCACTAGCGAACAGCTTGTGCAGGTTAGCCAGCTTGACCTTGTGACCGTGATGGAATCCCAGCATCGTCTCGCCATGTAGATATGCGTAGTAGGGGAAGTCGTTGTCGATCACCTCAAGCCGTGGCTCATTTGCGAACAAATGCTTGATGTGCTTCCGCAGCCAGATGCTGCCCGAGATGTCATGGTTGCCCTCAGCGGATATCACCACCACCCTCTCGAACTTCCGCAGCATCATCTTGACGGCCTCAGTCATGACCGACATCACCATCTCTACCAGCTTCCCGTAACGGGTGTCCGCGTCCAAGATGTGGCCCGACTGCGGCGTGACACTCAGGATGCCGTCCCAGTGCAGAAAATCACCTAGCTGGCACAAGACTCCAGTACCAGACTTTGGTGACGCCTTAATCATATCGCTGATGGAGTTGAGGAATACATCCCGGGCAATACGCATATCCCAATCATCTCCGGTCTCCGCCTCGTATGCGTACATACCGAGATGGAAATCCGTAATTGTAAGCAGCGTCAGCAGATCGTCATCCGCAGCCTTCGGTGCAGCAACACGCTTGAATGGCTTTAACCCTTCTTGTGCAGCTTCCAGCCGCTCCACAAGGATCTCAAACTGACGTTCCTCATCAGTCTGAGACTTGACCCACTGGCGCACTGGCAAGCCAGCTTCATCGTAGAACGTCGAGACGCCCTTAATTTTATGACCGTCAGGTACTGGGTTTTTCCAATCGTGATCTGGGCTATAGCCGCGCCGGGCCGCTTTATTTTTTACGGCATTTAAATGACTTCTTACCGCATCACGGCTTGTGCCTAGCTTATCTGCAGCTTGATACTGCGACATACCTTTAACCATACAGAGCGTAACGACCTTTAGCTGTTTTTCTGTGTCGCAAAACTCTAGCAGCGGATGTTTCATCCGTTACCCCCGTTTTAGTGTCATGTACTCCGAGTCTTGGGGACAGGTGAGTTTCACGCCGTGATCCAGCGCCCACTCCATTACACCGTCCATGAATTCCATCATTTCCCCACGATCCAACCCGCTAGTCTCCCGGACCTGCCCGGGGATCACCGTGTTGTTGATCTGCCTGTCTTCCGTACCTAACAGCTTGTATTTTATCAGCTCTTTCATTTTCGATTCAGTGATATCCGCACCCTTCGATTTAAAGTGTTCAGACATCTCCCGGCACCAAACATGAAACAGCGCATTCTGGGATAGCGACCGCTTCGGTATGTACCGCTTTACCTTCCACTCGACCGCGTACTCCCAGTTCCACTCACTCTCTAAATACTTCTGGAAAAACTCAAGCCGCTGCCGCAGCTGCTGTTTATCCTTGACTAGCCAAAACTCACTCATAGCTTCCCTCATTCCCTCTATCGGTCTTAATAGATAGTGTTTGATCTTGAACGCATCCGCCCTCTCCCGGAACGGACCATCAGGATCACCTTTTCTCACCTTTCTGCATAGCCGGTCAAGGTCGTGCTTCCACGCCCAACCAACCATCTCAGTCTTGCCTGACTTCATGTTGCTGCTGCAGAAAACATAAGCGTCTACCGGGTAGTCAATCTGCGATGCCTCAATATGCGCGTCATGGTGTGCTTGCGGTGCCACGTTACGCTGCTTGGTTTTGACATCAATCGTGATACCGCAAAACTCCAAGTCCCATAGGCACCCGACATTCGACTCCGACACCCTGCTCGCACCTAGCTCATCCCTGACAAGTAGCTCTGCCGCTTTAGCGGTCTCATGACGCCCGGGATCATCTGCCGCGATCGACGCGCTGTTGCTCCAGTTACGCACTGGCCTGCTCAATTAAAATGTCGATGTAGTGCCGAGCCTTCTCCAAATCCTGTATACCGCCCTTCATCTTCCACCGCGACACATACTTAACCACTGCGTGTTCGCATATTCCCAAGCCATTCTGCAGCGCGTAATCCAGCGGCTGTATCTTCATGGTCTTGTAGTGACTCCCCCCGACCTGCTCCGATTCCCATTTCAATGCACTACCCTCCTTGCCTCTGCACCGAGTACCTCAAAATACTCCAAGTCACCACCGACCTTCACCTTGGGCGCTGGCTTTTTTAATGGTGGTATGCGCTGGATCTTTCCCCCTCGTAACAGATACTGCAGCACTGTTTCTTTTCTCATCACTTGAACCTCCCCTTAGTCCCTGTGCTTGTTCTCTGCCAATTCTTAACGCGGCCTTTAGTCTGCTTTGTATGGGCCGGTTCTGGTTCTGGGGATAATTCCTGTATTTTTCCCCCGCGCATCAAATACTCTTCCACACTCTCCTTTTTCATCGCTGACTCCTTGGTATATCGACTCTTATGTTGTTAGCTGACTCCGACCGCTTAAACGTCTGTCCCGGGCCATCGAACAGGGCTATGGTGCCTTCCCAATGGTGGTGACGTTGCTTGGCTACTACCAGACGCTGATCCACGCCCTCTGCCAACTCAGCCATCTCACGGTCTGTTAGTGGTATGCCATCCTCGTGCTTGCGCTTTGCCATGGCCCGTAGCTTGTTGTGCCATGTGATGCACAGGACGTGCGCCTGATCTGTGATCGTGCTGCCGCCCCGGACATCAAAACGGGTAGGGATGTATTCATCGCCACCCTGCGGTGGCTTGCGGACGTGATGCACAATGGCGATGTGGATCTTTAGCGCCTCAGCCAGCGATATAAGCTGATTGAAGAACAACCTTTCACGCTCCGGGTCATCAGTCACGCCCATGAACTGTAGGTTATCCAATGCCACCAGCTTAACGCCGCGCTTCGCCATAGCTGACACGCAGCCCAATGCCTGCAGCGGGGTCACCGAGCCTAACGCCCTGTACCACCAGATCCGGTCGCGGCTCCACTTAATAAAGTCTTCCGCAAAGTGCTGGGCCACACGATCGACCGCAGCGGCCTGCTTGCACATCATCTTGGCGGTGTCCTGTAGCCGCATCTCAAACGATGCCAAGCCAACCGGGTGGTGCTGTGCAGCGTGTACCAGTATCTGACTCAGCAAGGTGCTTTTCTTATGACCATTGATCCCGGCCCAGACCGATACCTCTGCGTCCCGTAGGCGCAGCTTGTCATCAGTGTTAGGGAACGGCAGCGGCGTACCCGCCACGTCACTCTGCACCTCGATGCTCTGTAGAAACTCATCCTTAAATGAGTCGATGCCTACAACGTCTAGCTCTTCGACCTGCGCGTAGATGCGCTGCAAGTCCTTATCTGTAAAGTCTTCGACCTCCCTCCGAGGAATCCGATTCATACGATGTACTCCACTTGTTTGTTACCTCGCTGGCGCTTTTTCTCCCGGGCATTCCACCCAGCAGCCGCCTGCACCCAGTTGCTCATTTTGCTTCGACCGACCATCCAGTTCTTAGACTCGTAGAAGTGAAAGAATGACTCTGGATCTACGAACAGATAGCCGCGCTCCCTACAAACATCGGCAATCTCTTCCAGAGACGGCGGGACAAATCGTTTCGATTTGGACCCTTTATCTTCTTTGCTAGTCTTTTCTGATCTAGTCTTGCATGACTCAATCATGACGGGGTCATGACTCTTGTGAGAATCCGCATCACCTACGTCCTTCAACCTACTGATTAGCTTCCGCATTTCTGGGTTGCTAGTCATTGATGAGTCCAGACGCTTGGCGATTTTCATGCAGGTGATTACGCCGCCGTCATTCTCAAACAAGCGCAGGTCCACCATGAATGCCATCATCTCGTTTACCTTGGTGACTGAGATCCCGGTGTCATGACTAATGATCTCCGCGTCATGCTCTAGCTCAAACGTGTATTTATCTGAGCTAACGTCACCAGCGATCAACTCAATGCAGTACCAGTACAGACCAAACCCTTCCATCCCGTAGGCCAGTACCAGCTTCCGCAGCCGAGCGTCTCTATGACTGTCAGTATCGTGCTTTACCCACTTCACCGCTTGCCCCCTTAACTACCGTATCCACAAACTGGTTTGGACGCCCGCCTCTTTTCAGGGCTTTGGCATACCGCAGCTTGTCCTCCCGGGACAGTTGCTGCCCGGTCTTCTTGGCGTGTTCTGCCAACTCGACTACAAAGTCCTCTACAGAGGCTTCTGATGGCCTTCTGAGCGATTTGTAGTGCTGATCGGTGTCAGGGTATAGGGTCTGCCAATCTAGCCCTACGGACGCTAAAACGTCGATTGCGCCGCAGCCAGCGTAGCAGTTAATCAGAACCCTCCCGTCTTCCAGTTCTGTAACTGACAGCGATGGTGATAGGTCACCGTGTGCGGGACACGTTGCCATCCACTTTCCGCTGCCAGTCTTCTTGTACTTCTGGACGCGGTCCAGTAAGTCTTGTGCCGCCATAGATCCCCCTACAGATCGTCATAGTCCGAAAAGAAATCTGGCAACTCCAACTCCATCGCCGCGCAGAAATCTTCCACAACGCTGACCTTCACGGTCTTTGCGTTTCTCCATCGCACAACCTGATTCGGGTGTGCATCCATGATCCGGGCAAGTGCGCGGGTGCTAACCCCGCGCTGATCTTGCAACTCCCGGATGCGCTTACCTACATCCATTCGTTCCATAGCTACCTCAAAATGGGATGTCTTCCGACACCGGCTCAGACTTGGGTTCCTCTTTGCTCTCAGGTTCCCAAGTGTCTAGTTTCGCGTAGCCCTTGCCAGCCTTGCTGACCAACATATCAATGTTGACCCACTCGCCGCCCGGGTTGGCCTTGAGATACTCAGCCATCCACTCGCGGAACTGCGCTACGTTGATTGACAGCTTGCCGATAACAAAGTCCGGCTGACCGTCACGCTTCTTAGGGTACAGACCCCCGATTAACTCACTATCCATTGATGATCTCCTTTCTTGCTGCGTTTACTTCATTTGAGCGCAGGTACGCTCGCTCTTCAGTAGTGAAAACACCACCCTTAGTTGGTGCTAGGTACAGCGCCTCTTTTACCTGATCGCTGTCTAGCTCCAGCCATGCCTCAGCAAATGCCAAGGCATCCTCAGCTATGAACGCCTCCTTCATATAGGCGACCGTAGCCCAGTTCTCTCTGACGGCGGCATTATGCGCCATCAGCCTATCGACCTGCTCCTTTACTTGCTCGTCAATGTTCTGCTGTGCGATTGCATTGGCAACCTCATCTGCGCTGGCGAACTCAGTACCCGCGAAACCGCAGGCAGCGAGGCTTCTGCCAATCGCTGACGTTTCTGCATTTTCCATCGCACTCGTCCGGTTGATTTTTGACGCCGATCTCTTTTCCTCCGCATAGCCGGTCCCTCTTATGCGCTGGTCTTGATCTAGCACCAGCGCCTTCATTACCACTGTCTCATCATCAGCGGAGACCAGTTCAGTCACGATCGACCACTCTGGATGTTGCTCCTTAAACTCCGCCACCCGTAACGCTACGGTCTTGTACTCACGACCGTGAATCTTTACCACCCCATCTGTCATACCATCGTCCTCCGATCTTGCTCTTGCTCATGCCAGTACCTCGCGCCGTAACCGGCAACGTATGCGCGGTCCTCGACGTTAGCTGGCTTCCCTTCCTTACAGTCCTGCCAGCCCAGCACAAACTGGCTGACATCGAACAGCGGTCTGTTGCGGTAGTAGCTATCGACGTACTCCTGCAACTCAGAATCTAACTCAGGCATACATTTCCTCCAGCGTGTCTACAACATCATCAGCGTTCAGAATCTTGTGGCCCATCCATGTGCATTTGCGGATGGTGTACTCCACTTCTTCCACCAGCGTCTTGTTACCCCAAAACTCATCAATGTAACAGCCGCCGTTGATGTCATACTTAGCGTCGATGTCAGACACGTCAGCCATGACCCAGCAACCGCGCTCTTCAATATCAATGATGCGAGCGCCGTCGATGATGTCCTGACCCTCGGACACCGGCTCGTAGTCGATCCAGATAGCAATCATGATTGTCCCTCCTTAAGAAAATCACGCAGACGGTAAAGGTGTTCCAGATCCAGCTTGCGAGCGTTGAGGTAGCCGTCGAAATACTGCCACTGCTGCGGCGACCGCTCACGGTCGATGGTGTTCATGAAGTCACCATCCGTCTGGATGGATTCTTGAACTAGGTCGATGATGTGCGCGAGCAGCTGACGCGCACCTTTGAGTTGGGCGATGGCAACCTGCCCATCCTTGAGTGACTCGTTATTATGCAGCGCCTTCTCTGTTGCCTTGCGTGCTGCTTCTTCAAATGCATTAGTAATTTTCATACGTTGGCACCTCCCTCTCGTCTGCGCCGATCTTCCGCCGTAGCTGGTTGCTTAACTTTTGCAGTTGCTGCATTACCTTTCTGCCATGCGCTGTTTCTGATAACCAATCATCGTTGTCGTAAATATGCATTTCGATTGCTTGCACAGCCATATCTATGGCCTGCTGTCTTGGTGTTAATTTCATGTTGTTACCCTCCCTTGAGCCGCTTACGCGGCCTTGTCTGTTTGTTGATCTTCCACCAGTGAAGCGGCCCACGCGCCTAGCGCCTCTACCACTTTCATCGCCTCCGCGTTAGCGTAGTTAACGCCGCAGTTGTAGAACGCTACTTGCGCGATGCAGTGTCCGTCATGTGCAATGATGTTGTACCTATGCTGTGGTGTCATTTTGTTATTTCCTCCACTGTTTTTTTCGCTTCCTCTAAGGTGGAGCATTCGTACCACTGTCCGTCCTTAGACCGAAAAGAATACTTGTTGAACCACTGCTGAATTTGAACGTGGTTGTGGGTGTGTACCATAATCATCTGATAAGCCTCCTAGCCTCGCTTAGATTTAAAAGGGGTGAAGTAACGCTTTTCGGAAAGCGGCTTGCGGCTGCGCTCGCCCGTAGCGAAACGGACGTACATCCACTTGCGGCCTTCCTTCTCAATCCACGCCACACGGGTACCGTGATCGGTGTTATACCAGCAGGGCTGGAAGCCCCGGTTGATTACCTTGCGGTAAGTCCACTGCATAGTCATTCCCTCCTTTATGCGGTGAAGCGGTAGGCGTGAGTCACACGCTTGCGTGACCACTTGCAGTCGGCGGGATCTGCACCATCAAACCAGTTGTCATAAACCTTCTGGTTTTTGATGGCGATAAAGTGACCGCCGACCCTCAGAAAGTAAGTGCCTGACTTGGTCGTGTGCTTTTCGACGAATGATTTGAGCGATCCGCGCTCTGCCATTTCGTCAGCCTTACCATGCTTATTCAGCACGTTGACGCAGTCGGTAACGTAGCTATACCCCTGCCAACGCTTGCCACCGTAACGCTTGGGGTTGGCGGCAGCAAACTTGCTCATGCTTTCCTCGACACTAACGCCGATAAGATGAGCTACTGAACTAGGACCGCAATTTGGCTTTACTGATTTCATAGTCATTCCCTCCGTAGGAATATTTACTACAGAACGAATGATTGCACACTTCGATGTGTGCGTCAACACTTTTGTGTGCGGTATGTAGCGTGACGCTACAGGTCAGTATGACCAGATGGTGGGGCCGGGCCTTGTGTAGTCCCAATCAAGGTGAATAAATCGTGCGCCGCCTTTTTGATTTATGCCGATCCGGGGGCAATCACTGAGAATTGCTAGTGCGACCAGCCTGTGGGCGTCTTTGCCCTGCACCCCTATATCAACAGCAAGCCCGGTTGAGTGCGCCCCGGGTCCAGACTCCTTGCGAGATTCAATCGGATGATCCGGGCATCGGTAGCCAGATGTGACCGGCAGCGGCTTGCCCATTTGCTCGCGTAACTCATCCAGCTTTGCGCGGACGCCGTCATCAAACTTTAGTTCGCCGCAGCCGCACTGACATCGCAATTCATCGTCTGAGAAGTATGTCACGTTTCTCGTTGCACCCCTTTTGACTTTTCAAAGCTACGCATACCAGACAGGCCAAGCATTCCGATAAGCACGGGCATGAACGTCTCTAGGTCGATGAGAGGAACCTGTATTTCATTTCCAGATAGAGCAAGACCAAAGTTAGCAAAAGGAATGATGATGTAATTACCGGCAATGCCTGCGACAAAACACCAGCCAAGTGCCGGACGCCATCCCGCAATAAAGATGCTTTTATGTGCGGCCTCTGTTTGGTTGACCGCCAGCTGCGCTTTGTTAATTTCATGGGCGTGTCGCTCCGACATCGTAGCGATTTCATGGGCGAGCCTGTTCCGCTCATCTGCGTCTGGGATAAATTTGTCCAACAGTGAGCTTACGGGTCCAACCAATAGATCAATCATTTGTCTGCCTTGCCGTCTAGCTTTTCTTCGATGGCGTCCAGCTTATCGAACAATCGTTGCATATCGCTCTTCCACTCTTCGCGTTTGAGATACTCGCCAGCAACAGAAACCTCCAGCTTGCCCACCTGCTGGTCTAAGTTGCTCAATGAGTCCCACATACTTTTCAGTATGAAAGCATAGCCGCCAGCCGCAATGCTGATCACAAGATTAATCATTGACTGATCCACGGTCATCTCCATATCTCGTGCCACATTTGCTTTGCAGCCCTTTTTGTTTTCCGCACCCTGATCTTGGCGCTTACATAAATGGAATAGAGAAAACCATCAACACGGGTAACAGCAGAACGGATATCACGCCTAATACCACGGCGTACTCTATCCAACTCGTCTCTGAATTCTTCACGATTCATTCCAGCCTCGTTACGGTGTGCAGATGACCGACGATGTCCCATCAGCATTGTTAGTGATTGTGCAACTCAATTGCGGCACGTTAGTCATGATCTCCGAAATCGCCGTAGTGTACTGAGTCCAGACGCCATCCAAAAGAGCGTTGTTTCCAGCGTCCATGTTCAGCATGGTGTCGAATCCAGCAGCGCCCAGCGTGACGGTCGAGTCGAGTCCCGCAGTACCGAGGCTAGTCAAAGACGTAAACCCAGAGGTGCCGAGTGTGGTTAGGTTGTCCATTCCGGTCGTGGCGATGGTGGTGTTGGCGTCGAAGCCTGCGGTGCCGAGGTTGGTCAGGTTATCCATGCCTGTCACCCCGAGGGTTATCATGCCATCCACGAACGGCGTGTAGTCGATGTTGCCTGCTACCTCACCCATGCTGACAAAAGAGCCGTATAGCGCCTGCTGGGTCGTGGCGTCAGCGGATATCCGGGCTAGGTCAACATCTGCCGAATACTTAGCCATGGTCTTAGCTGAATCTGCCTGCATCCACATCATGCCCAATGACGTTACCGGGGTAGCCAGAATACTTGCCCACTGCAGCGCCTGAGATTGCTGCGGGATCGGGTTTACCGTAGGTGTCTGAGTTAGGGCTAGGGCCATTACCGCTGCGCTTGCAGCCTGACCATCCCCAGCCGCCGCAATAGCTGACAACGCCTCAAACTTTGCCCGGGCTGCAGCAGAGTTTGCCTCTGCAGCCTTCTGCACCGCCTCGTAATACTGGCTGTTGCTGGACGCGCAGCCAGTGATTGATACCGCAAGAAGTAGAGCAATAATCGCTTTCATATCTTACCCTCGACAATCCGTAGTTTTTTAAAGTTGGGATCGTTCAGCTTCTTAATGATCAGCTTCTGCATCCCGTCATGGTCTTCCCACGACACGCCCTCTTCCTTCATCCACATCGCCAGAAGGTGCATCGGGATATCACCCACATACCATGAGTCTGACAGCATATCGTCCTTGCCGATCCCGGCAGACCGCAGCTGCTGATTGCGCTCAAGGTATGGCGTGTTGTCGTACTCAGTGTGGATGCCAAACTTAGTGCCACCCAGATCGACAAACTTCTCTTTTACCTTCACGTTACCTCCAGTGAGAAAAGGGGGCCGTAGCCCCCGTCAAACTTAGCTAGTGGTGCAATCGTAAACCGCGCCAGAACTTTTCTCGTTCTTAGCGACCAGAGTCAGCTCGGTTAGCACCTGTCGCTTCTCGTAGTCGCCGTCTTTCGCCAAGGCTTCGTTCTTGGTAGGACGCAGTACGGCTACCTCAAACATATCGTCTTGGATGACAAAGACATCAGAGCCACGCTGCTCACGAGACGGTACGAACTTCACAGTACCCCAAGGGGTGACGTAGACGCTCATATGCTTGATGACCTTCTCAGACTCAGCGGTGATGTTGCTACGCTGATTGTTATTTCCATCAAATGCCAGTGCCTTGTTCATCTGGAATGCTGACAGGTAAACCGTGTCGGGGTTACCGCCTGATTCCCAGATTGACTGCATAACACCGTCGAAACGGGTCTGCGAGAATGCAGCAGCCGTACCGTCAGTGCGAGCATCAGTGCCATTACCAGTAGCAACGGTAGCGTCAGACGCTTCGTCGATGTTGGTGATGATCCATGAAGGCAGACCAGCAAGCTCACGCGCAGTTGAGCTATCGCCAGCAACGCGAGCGTTGTTGTCAAACAGTGCCTTTTCGATATCAAGCTTTTGTTCTTTGGCGATTCTGAGGGTCTGGTACGCCATCTCTTTGGCGCGACCGGCCTTTTCAAGACCTTCGTCAGTGCCGGGGATGATCACCGCATTTTTAAAAATCTGGGTGTAGTTCCCGAGGCGCGTAGTCGCCGTGCGAGCCTCAGCAGTAGTCGCGTCACCTTCAATGTGTGCGTTAGCTGCTGATGCGCGCAGCGAATCCGTCATCCACTCGTGATAAGTGTTGCGAGCCTTGCTCTTTCCACAGGCTGAATAAAATGGAGTTTCTTCGGGCGAGACATCATGGATGATATCGCTCAAATCTTCTCTAATACCGACAGCATCATAGCTGTCAAAAGTGTTGGATGGCTGTGCCATGATTAATTACCTCATTTAAGGATTAGTGATAGAGCGTCATCAATGCTTCCGCTCTTCTTCAGTTTTTGTCGAGTTTGTCGCTCGGCGTCTTTGTTGGATCGCGTCTTCTTAGCACCTGCCTTCACTGTGCGCTTGGCCTTTGGCTTCGCCTTAGTGACTGCCTTCTGCTTTCCAGACATTAGTTCTTGGTACTTAATGGCGTCATGCAATACTCGGATTGCACGGTGGTCCATTACTGCACCAATCTCACCCGGGTCATAGCCGTAAATCTCTTGCCCCATCGTCACAAGACGGTCCCGGGCTTGAGCGGCTGTGTCTGGCTCTGCAAACTCTGGTACTACAGCTTTCAGCGTTTCCATCTCACGCTCTAAATAAGCGCGCTGGGCGTACTGCTGTGCTTGAGACTGCTGTTCAGCAACCTGCTGAATTTGAGCAATCTGTCCGTCATAAGCAGTCTTCGCCTCATCGTATTGCAGCTTTGCTTCCATATATCCTATGGGGTCGCTATCGAACTGCTCTCTTGATGGGGCCACTGGTGCCTGCGGCAGACCGCTCTGTGCTTGTTGCAACAGGTTGCTAATCTGCTCGCGCTCACTCATCAGGTGTGCGTAAACCTGCTCCGCCTGCTTTCGCAGGTTGGCGGCTTCCTGCATACCCTTCTGGACATACTTTTGACCACTGTATCCTCGCTTGAGATCCTCAAGGCTTACCTCTTCTTCCTTGCCGTCTACTTTGACGGTGTATAGCGGAGGGGCCGGGACATCATCGTCTTCTGGGCCTTCGTATTCGTCCGGTGCGATGGGTTCCTCTTCTTCGCCATCAGGCTCTTCAGATTCTTCCACCTCTTCCTCAAGCTCCACCTCTTCGGCTTCGCTCTCTTCCACTGCCTCGGCCTCCACCTCTTCGGCTTCTGGTTGCGGGGCAAGTAAACCTTCTACGGCGCTATCAAAACTACTAAGTTCAGTCGTATCCACGGTACTGAGTCCTCATTTACGTTTTTTGTCGTAGATCGCTTCATCCTGTAGGATTTGGGCCATACGATCTTCGATTTTTCCAAGCGCCCGAATAATCGTGTGCGCCTCCGCCCGGTCATCGTCTGATGAGTACGGGTTAAAAAAGACATCGCCCTGATCTTTTTTAATCTTTTCCACTAGGTAACTAAACGCCTCGTCACCCTGTAGCCGCCTGATGCCAGCCGCCAAATCCTTTATATTCATCTAGGTACTGCTTGCATCTGCTTAATACGCTCGACATCTACGGCGGTGCCGTACTTGCCAAGAATTTCTGCGGCGCTAACAAGTAGATCCTGATCCATCTTGTCGCGCTCTCTATCGTCATCCGCAGCGGCCTTCTGCGCCTCCAGCTGCAGCTTGAACTGATCCTTCTGAGCCTGCGCCTGCAGCTTCGCCATGTCAGTTTGAGCTTTAGCTTGCGCTTTCATCTGCTCTGCTTGGAGGAATGCTTGTGCCTGCGGATCTCCCTGTTGACCTTGTTGTTGTGACGCCTGCTCCTGCTGCTGAATCAGCTGCTGCTCAGTCTCTGGGTTCATCGGGTTGAAGTAGCGGGTGCTATTGCGAATACCATTAAGGGCAAGCATATCTGCCAGCGTGTTGCGGACCTGAGTCAGCGTCACGATACCATTCTGAGGCCCGTACTGACCCAGTATCTGCTGTTGAACTTGGAACGCTTGCATTAGCGCCGCCAGCTTCTGCTCTTCCTGACCAGTACCCAGACCCACGTTCACGGTCACGTCCATGGTGACGTTCCAAGAGCGCGGATCTACCGGGACATAGTCGGCACCAGCGATACGCATCATCTGCTGCTCTTCCACATTCTCGTGCATGACCTTCAGCATCAGCGTGAACATCTGGCGCATACCGCCTTCTGCAAGGTTGCGAGCCATGACCTCAATCTGACCGGCTTGCGCTTGTACAGTAGCCTGTACCGCAGCGGCTGTAGTGTTCTGCAGCGCGTCTGGTGACAAGCCGGTAGACGCCCGGGTAACGCCGGTCTTGTCTTCGATCTCCTGATCCATGTACTGCAACGCAGCCAATGTCTGCCCAGCCACAAATGGGATAGCCTGCGGAACGATGGCGTTGGGTTGCTTAACGCGGATGACGCCGCCAATCTCATTGTTTAGCAGGTCATCAATGTTAACCGCCCCATCTAGGATCTCCATTCTGGGGTTGTTGGTTAGGGCTACGTTATCCAGAACGCCACGCAGCATAGCCGTAGATGCGTCCTGCTCATTGATGATCAGGTCGGCTACTGATCGACCGTAGAATGTGTGTGGCTCCGGGTCTACCTCAAACGCGGCAAATGGGATGTGGCTGCACGCCATGTAGTCCAATAGCTTGTGCTGCGCACCACCTAGTGTGATCTTCTGCAGCGTTGGGATTCCGCTACCGCTGACATCTACCTTCATGTAGACCTCAGTGACCGCTACCAGACGCATTGCGGGATCTTTGATGTCCTCGTCTGAGTAGTCCTCTTCGTAGCCACGGCGCTCAAACTCTTCTACCTCTGAGAAGGTGTCTGCGTGCTGCAGCCCGGTCAGGTCTTTAACATCCTCATAGTCGTAGCCCATGCCAATCAAGTCACCTATCCGCATCTCTGTGCGGTGGCAGACGGCGTATGCGTCATCTAGGCTTCTGGCGTTACGGTCTACAAAAAACTCCTCTGGCGGCACCGACTCGATGCACATCTTCCCCACATCTTTATAACGCGCAATCTTGAGATCGTAGACTGTCGCCTCGGTGTCGAGGCCCATATCATCAACCTCTATGACAGTGCGCGTCACCGACTCTAAAACCTCAACATCGTCATCCATCGTGATGACTCGGTACTCCATCTCGTTGAGGTTCTCAAAGTCGTATGTTTCTTGCTCTTGGTAGTTATCCCAATAGACCTTAACGATGCCGACCTTCTTGACCATAGCATCGTGGAATGCGTCATTTAGAACTCGGTAGCCGTTATGCTCATTGAAGACGTAGTGCATATATTCGGTGGCCTGCTCTGCCGCTTGCACATCTTCTGGACCCCGGGGTACATACTCAACAGGCTTATCCGTAGACAAAAACACGCGCATGAGAGACGGCTTAATGGCGCGGATGGTGTCACGCACCTTGGTGGCGACAACCTTCGACCGGCCCTCTTCCTCACCGATATCTACTTCACCGTCAAAGTATCGCTGCGCCTTGATGCGGTCTTCCGCAATCTCAGACTCAACAAAATCTACGGAGTCGCTGACAGCTTCTCGGGCGATTGACTCAATCTCTCGCTCTGTCATTGGTTTAAGCATTTAGCTGTCTCCATCCATAAAGGCACCGATTGACGTGGCACCCTCTGCGGTAATTGGCAGGCCAGCCCTTTGAGCTACCCCATTGATAAAGGATGCCTTGGCGTCAGATAGCGACCCTTTATCCATAGCCTCTTTGATGTATCTCAGCGCGGCCTCCGCTTGTGTACCCCTCTGCTGCGTCAGACCTCTAGCGATGTCGGCAAGAATCCTTTGCCGCTGCGCCTCTGTCACCTCATTTGATGCACCAGTAATTATACTGACAACACGCTTGGTTGCGCTTAAAGGTTCGCCGCGAGCTATCGAACCAAGAAACCCGGGTTCCAGCATCTCATCAATCTGCTTGCCCACCTCTCTGCGCCGGGCTGTTGCGCTATTAGGCGCGACTGACGCCAGCAGCTCTAGTGATGACCTGACCTCTTCCAGTTTTCTGCTAAGTTGCTTGTAAGCCGCTGGGGTAAGTATTGCCTGCAGCTTTCGGCGGCTGGCTACAGTGCCAAGTTCCATCACAGCCTTTCTAGCAGCGGTAACACCCTCGTCACCGCCAGAGCTAATAAAGTTTCTTGCGTTGGTCATTAGCTCTTCAAGTTGGTTTCTAGCGCCAAGACGCATGGCGGCAAGCTGGTCAGCAGAAGCCTCTCGTGTCGCGTACAGCACTTCTTCAACAGTAGTTGACGGGCGGAATAAGGCAGACCCCATCTCTGCGGCTTGACGCTCAAGGATGCTGTCACCGCCAAGTTTCACGGCCTGATCATACTGAGGCACAGCCTTACCTAGTGCAGTGCGTAACTGACCCGCAACCCTATCTAGAGATAGACCTACGCCCTTTGGCCTTTGTGTGATCGGGTCAAAGAACTCAGGTCCGTATGCGATGTTTTGCAATCCGCGCTTCAAGAAATCTAGCTGTATGACGTTAGGCTGCTCTTCAAATACCACTGACCCATCATCCGCTACGGTAGCCTTAATCTGGCGATCCGTAATCTCTTCAAGCTGCATCAAATCGTTGGCGTCTTTTATGGCCTTCTTTAGGTGCTGGCTTGGTATCCTGTTCACAAGACTTAGGATGGCCTCGCCTGCCGGTGACGTGTAATCAATCGGGCTAGAGTAAGCGGCTTTGTACGCAGCGTTCCTTGCAGGCGCAGATCGACCCGTAATAGTCTCAATGATTGTTCTCTTGCCGGTAGGTGCGGCCCCCAGAACCTCATCCATCATCTGGCCTAACTGCACAGACATCTCTGATGCGCGACCTTCTACAGCCTCTCGACCTATGGACGCAGCCTCGCCAGTTGCTCCCAATGTCATCACGGCGTCCAGCAGGTTTTTGGTAGCTAGGCTTGAATCAGCAAGCATTCCAGACTCACCTGCCCTCCGAATCGCTGACAGCGCATCCTCAAGGGTGCCGCCATTCCTAATGGTATTGGCAATGATCATGCCTGCGCCGGGTGAC